TGATCGAAAAGGCCGCTTGATTACCTATGAAGATGGGGATAACTTTTGGAACAACATGGATGCAGTTTCTGCACCATTGCAACTTGATGCCTCTGTTTCAGGCACCACAAAGAACTACGTATACATTCAATTCTCTCTAGCGGATAATACTAACGATGAACAGAGAGCGTTTTGGGATCCAACATATGATAACGGAACCATTGCAGATAGTGCTGGAGACACACATGCTTTAGCTGATGGTAGAGAGTTTTCTGAATCAGTTACTACCAGACGAGCGCACACGTTTCAGGTCCAACACAACACGACTGGATTCCCAGATGCTGTAATTTCTTCAGATGTAAATGCTGGTGCTTCTACTTTAAGTATCCCAATCGCTGTTATTGAAGTTAACAATACTGGCATCGTTAATGTCACAGAAGAGGTTGCTACAACCACTATTATTGAAGCACCAGTCGGAGAGATTACAAGCGGTACATCCTCAACTACAGTTTTGCGTTGTGCTGACACTAGACACTTCCCAGATGTTGGTTCTGTTAAGATTGTCGATCACTTATCACCTACGGTTACTAAAATATTTGATGTGGCTGGTAGTATCGCTTACACAAGTAACGACAGGTTTAATAATCATTTATTAGGCACAGCTTTTAAAGAGTCTTCAATTAGTCAATTTAGTCAATTAAGAGTAGGTGATCTGGTTGTCGATGTTACTCCATCAGCAAGAAAGTACATTAAAGCTGGAACAGCTTCAGATGCTCGACCTATGTTCTTCTCCTTTACAGACTCCTCTGGTGGATCTTTAGAACTTGAGTCGCCTACTGTTGGGGATGAAAACAGAAACTTAAAGTATTTCTCTGCTAGGGCGTTAATGAACGACGCCAATGTCAATAGTTTACCAGCAACAACTTACCCTAGTGCTGGGGGAACTGGAAGCAGAACAGTTCTTGAGATAAACGACCGTGTAGAGCACAACGTAAAACAACTTCAAGACTTCTTTCGCGTAATGGGCGCAATCATTCGGGAGATGAAGTACGACAGCGTTGTGGACAACTTTACGGGACAAGCCGTAGGCACTTTGACTGCAGCCGCTGACGCCGATAAATTAACTTACAAGTCAAAAAGCCAACTAGTTGATAGAACTGAATTTTTTGATGAATCATTTATTGGTGCAACTTTAGAGTTTACTAGTGGTAGCAATGATGGAGAGTCAAAAACAATATCTGATGTTATTGGTAGTCATATCCTGAAGTTTGATAGTGATTTTTCAACCACTATTGAAAACGGGGATAATTACAAAATTGTCAAAAACAATTTTACATCCAGTAATAAATACGTTGATCACCGAAAAGTAGGTACCCTTAGCGAGGTCCACAGAGCTAGAATAGATAGATTTGTAGGAACATACGCAAACGATCTTCAAACAAAGCTTCAAGCTAATAAGCCTTTCCTCGTAACGATTGGTGATGGAGTTCATAGCATTGGGGACTTCAACATATTCCCAGGTCAAAGCATTGATCTAGGCGCTATTCTCAATTCAATCACTGAGGACGCAACACTCGGCAAGCAAGGCGGAACGATATACATAAAGCGAGGAACTTACTCTTGCTCTACCACTGTTAACATTAGAGAGAACATGCATGTCATGGGGGATGGTCCCGACTCAACAATAGTTAACATGACTGACTTAGCTTATTTTCGAATAAATGGAACATCAGTAACTGCTGATGGTGCCGCCAGAGAGCACGTTCCAAATGTAAAATTTTCTAGAATAACAGTTAATGGTTCAGAATACACCACGTCAGGAATAACTGGGAGAACTCAAGTTATTGCAGCAGTTAATGACTCTGTATATAACATGACTTTAGATGATGTTAGATTTAGAGGTGGTAGTTACTCGGACACAAACGGTGTAGTTATTGGCTATGCCGTAGATCTTGGTACTACTAATTATGATGTGGCTTCCAGGGATATTAAAATCTTGAACTCAAGGTTTGAGGTTTGTGGTGGGGGTATCCAGCTTCAAGGTGCCAGGAATGTAAAAATTAACAACTGTGTGTTCGTATCAGAGGACTTTGGCGCAGAAAACTTCACGTTTGAAGGTATGCTTGAAGGTATTACTCTGACTGGACCACCCTCTTCAAATTCTGAATATAATAAGTTTAGATACGGCCAAAGTAACAAGAGAGCGTCTGGCGATATCTCCATTACAAACTGTAGTTTTTCAGGAAAACATACGGCAGATACCTCTTCTATACCCAGAAGAGCTTGGATATATTTGACATCTCAATTCACAGGTCCAAACGTAAATATATCAAACTGTAATTTTACAGGAGATATTTTAGGATCTAATAACGCCACCGCTTATCCAGATTCTGTCACGTATCAGACAGGCACTGGTATTCTAAACATGGCACTTACGAATGTTTCTGTTTCAAATTGTAATTTTGCCAGCTACACATACGGGATAACTCAACGACAAGGCAACATGCGAGTCTCTTCGTGCTCTTTCGTAGATATCGGCGCAAATAACATTGAAATAGACGACGCTTCTACATCAGTAATACACTCATCTACATACGGTTCTGAGAGTTTAGACGGAGAAGCTAATCTGTTTGTTGAAGGCTGCGAATTTAAAAACTATGACTACAACAGCAACAATGACTATTTCCAATCTGGAATTCATATTGCAGGACTGACAACAAACGCAACGAATAAGGAAAATGATGTTGTTGTAAAAAATTGTTACTTCGACGGTCTTGAAGCAGCAATGACAGTAACAGTACCTTACTCTTCTTCGTCATCCAGTACTTTCCCAGTCCAATGCTACAGTTTGATTGACGTAAGTGGTTGCACTTTTAAGGGCGTTAATGGTGTAATTTTTCAAGGCGAAGGCATGCTCAGAAAGCCTGCCGCTAACTCTGATTTAAGTGAAGATTATTTCTTTTGTAGTACAGTAAATTTTTCAAATAATACAGTTATTGACTGTAGTAAAACACTTGAAGATTGTGTTGTTTTTAGTGCTGAAACAGTATCTGTTATTGGAAATGTATTTAGGCATACTAAAAAATTCCCTGGTTTTGCTTTTGCTGGACCAAAACAAGTTGTTTTAAACATCGAAGGCTCTTACTCCCTTGATATAGACGGCAACAAGTTTTTGAGAATAGGTAATGGATCTGATGCCCCGTACAGTCTATCGGCCGCTAGAGTAATTGAGTATATTAACGTCGGTGTCCCGCACAAAATAGATAAAAATTCTGAGCTAGTTGATAATCTTGGTGCTCCTGCCCCCAGAAAAGCTGATTTTAATATCAGTAATAACACAATCAATTCAATGCAAACTTCGAATATACATAACGGCGTAAGGTTTTATTACTACGCTAGTACTTTTGAGGGTGTTTTTGGAAAAATGACTTGCGATCTAACGTTTAACAATAATGTCATGGAAATGACAAATATGAACTTTGGATTAGTATCAAAACAAATGGGGGATGCTGGGAGTTCCGGCCCGTCTTGGCATTGGGATTGTGTAAGTGCCTCTAATAATCAAATTAAATCAACGTACCAAATAAACGACCCTTCAGTGTCTGGTTTTGGGTCAGGAAGATGGGATCTGTGTGGAAATACAACTACAGATTCTGGCACAGACGTTGCGGGAAAACCGTATGCTATGGTGTACATTGTTGGGGGAGCCACGTCACAATACATAGGAGTTTTAGATTTTCAATGTTTTTCTCCAACAGGAAGTAGTTTAAACGCTTGTAATAACACACTAAAGTTAGGTAGTGAGGGTTCTGCCCCTTACAGTGCTCAAACTATCGCCCTGGGTGGTATAAATAGTTTTGCTGGGATAAGAACTATTACTTTTCCAAAAAAAGTCGTTATTAAAGATAATGTCCTTGTAAATTGCCCGGTCATCGTTAAACATAATTTTAACCCAAACAATGGCAGTGTAGTGTTTTCAACAAGGGCAGACGGCTATGTGTCATTCTCTGAGATTAGTAGTAGAGGGTATGTAGCACCATCTATTGATATTAGTAACAATCAAATTGATTGCGAATTTTTAAATTCCGCGATTGACATAAACCCTGCCACAGGATTTGTTGTTTCAGAAATAGCGGTTGATCCTCCTACTACTCCTCCAGTAAGTGTTGATAATCAAACTACTTTAATTTTAAAAAATAATAGAATTAAAGGTTTTGGAGGTTCATCTTACAGCACGAATCGTGGTGTAGTCAGGTTGTGGCACGAACCTATTGGGTACAAAATAAAAAACTTTTTTGAATACATTGTGGTGTCATGGGGACTAACCTCTTCACAATCAGGAAGTAGTGGAACATCTAAAAGCTACCCAATACACTACGCAGGGTTGAACACCCCAGGCTTCTTTTGCTCTTGGGATATTAAAGACAATATTTTAATAGATTCAATTATTCATGTCACAAAAGATGAAACTGGAATTGACGCTGATGTTGGTGGAGATGTTAGTCCTACTAATGGTGAACAAGTTGATGGTTATTTTAGAATAAATGGACTTAAGTATATTAATACTTCTGAAGATGTAATTCAGTTCGATCCTTACCAAAATGGTGAAGGTAAGTCACCTGGTCTGTATAAATTTCAACGGTTTATTTTTGAAGGTAATACAAAAATATATAACAGAGATTCTTATTTTGGAAATAGTCTATTTGGTGTGAAAGATTTGGCTGAAAACAACGGTACTGATACGCACTCAGGTACAGCGGTCCATTATCACGCAAACTTTTTTGATGATAATAGTTATATAAAATCTTATGGGCGTTTAATGTCAGGAATAAATCATTTTCAAAGTATTGGGCGTTTTGACATAAACGGGTCGTCTTTACCAGACGCGTCTGCCGGTATACTAGAACCTGTACCACAACAACCCGGCACCAATGTAAAAGTATCCGTGAAATCCACGGACGCCACTGTAAATATAATTGGTAAAAATGATGGCGGGTACATCCCTTAAGACAATTAGGAGCTAACCATGGAAATGATAATTGACTTGTTGAACTCGCACCCGGAAGTAGTACTTCCTTTCTTTCTAAACGCAGTTGTTTCGACTGCCAAGAAAAGCATTGGGTCTGAGAAGATGAAGGAACTGAAACTGAATCGATGGATTGTTCCAGTAACCATGCTTTTAGGTATGTTCCTGGTTTATGTTCCTTTTGGAGAAGAGAATTTTTTCTTCCAAGATGTTCCTCGAAAAGCTCTTTGGATTTACGGGGCTTGTATGGGTTTTATTTGTAATGGATTATATTCATTCCATAAGAAAACAATTCTTGGTAAATAATTAAATTTGTTGTATTTGATATATACGAGGTAGTCATGAATTCGTGGACTGAAGCAAGAGAAATTTTAAACAAGTCTTTTCAGCATTCTGAAGACTTGAGTAAAGCAGATCCTCCCTTTGGGTCTCATGATTCTGCAATGTCTGATATGGACGATGCTTTAGAAGGTATGAAGCCTTCAAAAAACCCTGTAATGAAGCCTTCAAAGCAAGGTTCTGCAACTGGTGGTGCCATGGGTACTCAGAAACCTTCAAAGCAAGGTTCTGTAATGAAGCCTACAGCTACACGAACAGTATATAAGAGAACTCAATCTGGACCTGGTGGCGCAACAAGCCCAAGTGTTAGAAGAGCTAATGTGCGACGTGCTCAAGCTAGAAAACAAGCTGGACTTCCTTCACTTAGTAAAGCAGATCCTCCAAAAAGTAAGGTCACCAATCTGGAGTTCTCAGATGAAGAGGGCATGACCGTTTACGGACAAAAACCAAAACTACCTAAAAAAGTTCAAGCAACTTTAGATTCAATGAAGATTGGTTCTTCTAAAATGGCATCTAAGCGAGCACCTAAAGTTAAAAAAGGATACGAAATGAAAAAGTCGAATTGGGATGTAGCATGTGACATGTTGAAGTCACTGGACGTTAATAAGTCGTATAGCATAAGTAAAATAAAAGCTGATGTTAGAGCGCAGAGTGCGGCTAACAGAGCGGGTCGTCCGGGCAAAAGAAAAGAAGCATCATTCAAAAATAAACCTAAGAGTAGGGTTGCAGGGTCTGTCGCTCGTTCAGGTGGTGGGGCTGGTGGTGTCATGGGTGCCATTCGAGATGCCTTCCGAACGGATAAAGATTACAAGCCAGAAGCAACTTTAGCTGGTCAACAGTCAATGCCTCAAGAAGAAGTACGCGGTCTTGGAGGTGCCCCTAAGCGTCAAAGTAAAGCTACTGCTTACGATTTAGATCCTAAAGGTCAACAAGAGAAATTTTTATCAGGAATGAAATCCGCTGGTAAAAAGCTTTCTGGAATGTTTGGTGGTAAAAAATCCGACGCTGAAAACCTTGCTGATGCTAAAAAGATATTAAAGCAAGGTGGTATGAAAGCTCTTTTAAAACTTAAAGTGAGCGACCCGAGAAGAAAAGCTTATCGAGCAGATTACAAAAAAAGAATGGCTGGCAAAAAGTCTAGCATGGTAGCTAAAAAGAAAGCCGGAAAATTTGACCCAGCGAGCCGACCTGATCTGTACGCAAAAATGGGCGATAAATTCTTCAATAAAGTATCTGGGGATGTTTTTGGTTCTAAAGGCGATATTGCTGCAAGAAAAGTGTCTTTAAAAAGTGGTAAAGGTAGAAAGAACATTGCAGGCCCAGACAAAGTGTCACCTTTGTTTGCACAGCAAATGAAAGATAAGCAGCAAAGATCTAAAGACTTAGCCGCTCGTAAAGCTAAAAATGAGGAAGCTATGAAAAAAATAGCTTCTAAGAACCAACCTAAAATAAAATAATCTAAATGCAGCATTTTATCAGTAAAGCAATCGCTGAAAAAACTGACCCTGAAAAGTGGGAGCAGGCTAAGCGAGATGCTAAAGCTCGTATGGGCGGTAAACATTCCGCTAGAGCGATGCAGCTTGCTACGCAGTTATACCAAAAGCGTGGTGGTGGATATAAGGGCAAGAAGCCGACTTCAAAAAGCAATTCCTTAAAGAAGTGGGGTAAGCAGAAGTGGGGCTGGTCTGGGGATAGAAAGAAAAGAGTTAAAAAGTCTTTCGAATCTTTCCTGCAAAAAGGTAAGGGTGTCTATCTTCCTCAGGCAAAGATAGATCGACTGCTAAGTAGTGACGAAGGTAAAAAGAAATTAAAGTCTGCCGAGCGAAAGAAATCTGAGGCTACTCGTCAGGGTGAGCAGTATTCTCGACACGGATTAGCTGCTGGCACTTCTTTAGGTAAGTCCTATAACCCATGGCAAGAGGCTAACGATCTTTGCAAGGGCGTTAAAAAGAAAGACTCTAGGTTAGAACGAGCAGGCGTTTCGGGGTACAATAAACCCAAAAGAACACCAAACCACCCTACTAAAAGCCATATCGTTGTGGCCAAAGAAGGTGATAAGGTCAAGACCATTCGTTTTGGTCAGCAAGGCAAGAAAGTGGGGACTGTGTCCGGTACGGCTGGTGAGCCTAAAAAGGGCGAGTCTGATAGAATGAAAGCGAAGCGTAAGTCTTTCAAAGCTAGACACGGAAAGAACATCGCTCGTGGTAAAATGTCAGCGGCTTATTGGGCTGACAAAGTTAAGTGGTAAATTTAAAGAGGTAGCTGTGGGATCTTGGCAAGAAGCGATGGATTTATTGAAAGCCGTGAGGGTAGATTCATGCCCCATAGCCACACAAGACTTAAAAATAAATACTCGCAATCGAGATAAAGCCATTAAGGCTAAATACATCCAGTATGGCCCGTTAAACGTAGATGAACCCGGTGACTTCTGGAAAAAGATTGCAGACTATTGGAACACAAACGAAGCTGCTGCAAAGAAATCAAATTGCGGTAATTGCACAGCCTTTGATATCAGTTCAAGAATGGACAATTGCATGCCCGGTAAGACCTCTGATGATGACGGTCGCTTAGGGTATTGCTGGATGCACCATTTCAAATGTCACTCTGCTAGAGCGTGTAGGACCTGGGCTAAGGGTGGCCCTATAAAAGAAAATAAAGTATCTTTTGACTGGCAAAAAAGAAACGAAGGTAAAAAGTAGTTTTTAGCAAGGCTGGTCAAACATGAAATACTTCAATCCATTACTGCACATTGTCGGTAAAATATGGGAATTTTTAAAAAGTACCTTGTTCTCCAAAAAATGGTGGGACAAGTACTATTGGATTCCTGTCGCGTTCTTGGTTGGATTGATACTGTGGATCCTGTCTGGTGGGAAGTCGAAACCCACAGTAGAGATTGTAAAAAAGCTAAGAAGGTTAGAGAACCAGGAATCAAAAAATATAGCCGAGCACGAAAAAGACGCCAAAGAAAAAGACGTAGAAATAGAAGAAGAAGCTAAGAAAAAACAGCAAGATATAGAAGAAGAAACTTCAAAAAAAATATCTAAAATCAGAAAAGATATTGAAGAAGATAGCAAAAAGCTCAAGAATGACAGTGAAGCTATCAACAATATATTAAATGATCTGGTGGAATAATGTTTCTTAAATTCGTTTCTGCGGCTCTTCTTGTTTTCTTACCTACCTCCGTACTGGCAGAGGGTCCAGTAAGGCTTATACAGGCCAATAAGAGCGTTATATTCGATGAAGACATGCAGTGTATGAATAACGAAACCGCATTGAAACTTTCTAACAAAATTAAGTTGTGTGAGAAAGAGTGCGAGGTGCGGTTAGACGCTCTTGCGGATCTTCGACTCGTTGATTCTGAAAAATATGAAGCTAAGCTTTTGAACCAAGAAGAAATGTTCTTAAGTATAGTAAAAGAAAAAGATAAAACGATAAATATCCTTCAAGATGAGATTTTGACTAATTTGTCTTCAAATGATTTTTCTTGGTGGGAAATAACTTTGGTGGTAGTTGGTGGAGTAGTCGTGGGGTCGGTAACCACGGCGCTAGTGCTCGATCACGCTAAGTGATTTAGCCATTAACTGTACCCAGAGGAATGAATGAATTTGTTTATTTTCTTAGTTTTTGTTTTGACGTGCTTGATGGGCTTTGTAGCTTGTGTCGATGACCCTAGTCAGGGTTCTTCGGGAAAAGTAGATGCCCCTCTTGCGGATGTTGGGGGGCAAGACATAAACGATGGTGTAGACATTATGGGCGTCGATAGTTCTGACGCTGATGTCGAGGACGTTGAAAGTCCTGATGCTGATGTCGAGGACGTTGAAAGTCCTGATGCAATCATTGATAGCGAGGTTATAGAGGAGTGACAGACGACGTGAGAAATTATCCTTCAACACTTGTGTGGTTAGGAACTTGGAAAACTCCACATGGTCTCATACTAAAAGGCTTTCACGTCTGGTGTAAAAGGGGCATTTGGAAAGGAGTGTACCAATCTTTTTTCCGCGCTCGTGCAGAAGCACGTTTATGTGAAGTGTAATGTCTTTCGTCGAATAAGCTGACAAATCCGCTTTAATGGGGTAGTAGTCTTTATGTGATTACTACCCCATTTTTATTATGTTTGAAGTCAGTATTCTAAAAGGCGAATCTGGAAAGCAGAGCATGTTAATCGTGCTTGATGATCTATTCCCTGAGTGTAAAAGCCTTACAAAAGACACAAGTCTACCTCGCCTTAGCTGCTGGACTAAACCTAATAGCTGTTTTAAGGGGAGCTATACTGTTTGCATGGCTACCCTAGTAGAAAGAGTTTACCGTATCTTTGATGTTATGGAAGACTTGGAGTTAATCATACTCCACTGGAAATCCCCACACCCAGGCGCTCCTAAAGACATGAGAAGCTGGGGACTTGTAATAGATAGAGATGAAAACTCTCAAATGCGAATCAGCACACTAAACAAGTGGGCGGTGCATAGCATAGAGACTAACATAGGAAAAAAGTTTGCTATCGAAATGGACTTATGAGTTGACTTAGTAGTCCTTTAGTGGTACAGTATGTTAAATTTTATAAGGGCTATTACATATGATATTAAATATTTACCCAAATTATACACAGATAAGCGGAGACTACGACTCTAGTGTCGTGGACCAAGCCACTCGCTTTAGAAAGAGTGGTTATAGGCATGTAGCATCGTTTAAAAGCCGTCAGTGGGACGGGTACACTCGATTGTTTAGCAAGTCTAAAGGGTTGTTTCCTACAGGTCTTAAAGACCGTGTCATGCGTATCTATAAAAAGAAATACCCAGATCACAAGTTTGTTATCAACGACCACAGAGTGTTTAAGCCAAACAAAGAAGTGCCTAACGTTAAGGAAATTCCTCTTGAAGGGGTAACCTTGCGTAAACACCAGGTCCGTGCCGGGAATGCCATGCTAAAGAAAAAGCACGGTGTTTTGTGGGCTGCTACAAACTCAGGCAAGACGGAGACAGCTATTGCTGTAATTAAAGCCTTAGACTTACCTACGTTGTTCTTGGTGAAAGGTAAGGACTTGGTACTGCAAACGTACAAACGTTTTCAAAAGCGTTTAGGCGAGGAAGAGATTGGCTTAGTTATGTCCAACAAATGGGACGTTCGTAAGTTCACTGTTGCCTCTGCAGATACACTTGCCAGAAGATTATCTCCTAACAAGATAGGTAATAACACTCACGCTCGACAACAGGCTGTAAAGAAACTTCTTGGCAGCGTTCAGGTTGTTATTGTTGATGAGTGTCACACGGCGGCATCAAAAGGGCTGTGGAACGTCGTCCGAATGTGCGAAGCCCCCTACCGATATGGCCTTAGCGGTACTCCTTTTAAAAGAGGGGATAAGCAGGATTTGAAGCTCATCGGACTTACGGGTGAAGTTTGCTGTAAAATTACCAATAAGGAGATGATTGAGGATGGTGTGAGCGCCCCCACCGACATCCGGTTTTTTGATATTTCTACTCCCGACCTTACCAAAGTTAGGGACTACAAAGATGTTTACGATCTCGGAGTCGTAAAAAATCCTGAACGCAACAGAGTCATCTGCGAATTGACCGAGCACTACTACATGAGTGGGAAGAGCGTCTTGGTCATAGTCAAGAAGATTGACCATGGACATCGCCTGGATCATCTTCTCTATGAGTTTAAAGAAGATGCGTTTGTTCCCCATTACTTTATACACGGCGACACCCCCCTAGATGAACGCACTGAAAGAATTGAACAGTTCTCTAATGGAATGACTCGTGTACTCATTACCAGCAGCATTCTCGATCAAGGTGTTGATATTCCTAATATCGATGTCCTCATATTTGCGGCAGGGGGTAATAGTTATATTCGAGCCATCCAAAGAGTTGGTCGAGGTTTACGGATGCATGAGGGAAAAGATAAACTCACTGTTATAGACTTTTGTGATAGAACCAATAAATACCTCGCTAAGCATAGTTTGGACCGGATTGAGAGTTATCAAAAGGAAAATTGTTTCGACATAAAAATAGTCAACGATTTAGGTGAACTATGAATATAACAGACTTAAAAAGTGGGGATGATATCCTAATTACTATGCTTCGGTCTAGACCAGCTAACCCTATAAATGTACTTGGCGAAGTCATATACAGTACCAAGGGCCAATATAAGAGAAGAAGTCCTTCTTTTACAGGCGGTAGATGTATTGTTCTTTCTAATGCAGATAAGATTCTTAAGGTTAGATTCCGAAACAATACAAACTTTATTGAAGGCGTTGCTGAGTTAGACTATGACGCAATTAGAGACATCCATATTTGGGAAGGGGAGACAAACGCAGACACCGTTGTCCTTAAAAGGAAACTTGACTTTGAATTAGAGGTCCCGGTCGATAACCCCCACACTATGCCAGCATCAAAAATATATAGAAAACGGGTGAACTTGTTATGGACAGATACAAAGTAAGCCCTGCGTATAAGAAACGAGTCGTTACGCCGAGGTATGTATGGATAACGACTGGAATGGGAACGTACACAAACGAAAAGTCTGCTGAGTTTATTGCTAAGAAAAACGCTGGCATCAATGAGATATACTACGATCAGGTTGCAAAGGTCGAAAAAGTCTCTTTTAAGCTTTGCGACAAGGAAGAATTCGTCAAAGTCGCCCACGGTAATAAAGTGTATATGTATGGCGATATAGACTTCGCAGACCCTGGCAAGACTATATCTGGTTGCGTATCAACTGTTGTTGCTCCTGAGTGGGGATGTATTACTTTTGGAGTTTCAGGTAACGTTTCTCTAGATAGACTGCAGCGATCAAACTTAAAAGAGATGCACTATGCATATGAAAACCTTAACCTGGGAATATTACCTCAACCGGTTGAGGCAACAGTTCAAGGTGAATCTAAGGAGGACAACGTTTGTTGCATCGTGGTTGCAGCAATGATTGTTGAGTGATTATGGCTTATGGAATACCAGTACATATAAAGGACGTTACTGCCCCTGAGACGGTAGAGGTGGTTTTACACCACAACAACCCACTTGAGTACACCATGGTGGGCGTAGGGAGGCATGTATGGAGCATTGTGAAGGCGACTGGGTCTACTAGATCTAATCAAACTACTCGCATTGTAGGAAGGCTCTCTAAAATAGACCTGAGTAATAATAAGATTCACGTCTATGGAGGTCCGTACTCAGGAGAGGGCCTAGGCAGATCTTTTGTAGGTAAGGGGGGTAAGGTAGAAGCAGAAGCAGAAATACCTCTAAGCTACATCGTTCAACTCTGGCTACTAAAGCAAATAGAGATACCAGGGACCACAGAAAAACATGGAAGATTGAACACCCAGAAGGTACGGGTGACATTTTGAGTAAACTAAAATTAGAGTATAATGACGATAACGATACCATAGAGCTTTCGTTTAAAGACGAAGAACTAAAAAGTTTTATAACGTATTCTATAAAGCAATCAACAAGAACTTGGTTTCCAAAAAAATCTTGTTGGGTGGTGTTACCAGAAGTTCTGCCAGATATTATTGCTTTTTCAAGACACACCTTTAATCATATTGACACAAGTAGTTTACCTATAAAATATCAAAAAATAATACAGGATGTTTTACAAGGAAATTATAAAAAAAGTAAAAACAACATTAAAAAACCGTCTAATTACAACAGCAATTATGAAGTCTTATTCTTAAAAGAATCAGCGCCAAAATTCCTTGTAAAGGCAGTGTATAAGGCACTTGCGAAGCATTACCACCCTGATGGTGAGTCGCCAAACAGTGAAGAATTTGTAAAGATAAAAGACGCTTACGAGAGTATACAAAAGAGTTGGAATCAATAAATTTTGTAGTCTTTGAAATTAAATAATTGACGAGAAGAATTTTCTGTAGTAGTATCGCAAGACAAGTTAAGATTTTCTTTTGGAAATCAGCTTGTTAGGTAAAAAAGAAGCCCTGACACCTAAGGGGGTTAGACGTCAGGGCTACTAAAGGTATCATCTGTTTATCGACAAGGTCTGGGGAACAATGCCAACAATACGTTTAAGATTATCAGGCGACCTTCCTGGTATTGTCAAGAGTTATTTTTTTGATGGTCTTGACCCAATCCCCGCACGTTCTTTGTTTTTTCTTTTTGACCCTATATACGTAGTATATAGGGGTTTTTCTTTTTTGTTTTTAGGTATAGATATGATCCAACAAATCCTTCAAATCAACAAACACTACGTGTTTGCTTCTTATCAGGCTATGTTGGATAGGAGCCGAGACCCTGGTCGTCCTACGGACTCTCAGCTTTTCGGCACCTTACAAGAAGAATGTCCAGAATTATTTGAAGATGCTTCCAATTCTTTTTTCCTTGATGTACGTTCAACCGTATTGTCGTCAAACACAATCAATTCAAAAAAAAGAGCCAGATTTTCTATGAAAGATTTGAAATGCACAGCCGTTCGTCCGAGTTCAAGAGAGGAAAGTGGTGAAAAACATCGTAATTCGGACAGCGAGGAGTTTATCTCTCAGAAACGGGTCGTAGCCCGAAAAGATGAGGATTTTACCGCTTTTAAGAAGGGTAAGGGGAGAGGTAGCCACAAGGCTAAAGATGTTGTTCAAGAGACGGACAAATTTGTAGCTACCATTCATACTACAAAGGTACCTGTGACGGGTAAAGAAGTCATTGAATTTGTAAGGGCCTACGAAAAGAAAATCCAAGAATACAATGATAAGCCATTCTACAAATTGATGACGAATGGTATCTTGTCTAAGAAGCGAAAAACATTTGGTAAATACGTGATGGGCACTGCGATATGTAAGCATTACGATTTTAACATTCGAAGGTTCATAGAGGCTCAGTTCTTCTATCACGACAAGTGGAAAGGCACTGCTCCAAGCCTTTCGTATTCGATGTCTATAAACTCGACATGGAACTCAGTTGGTAGGTACAAGAGTTACTGCGAACGATTTAAGGACCAGTTAAACTACTTTGATGTTGGAGTAGATAACGTTGAGCAGGCGTATCGATCTAGGAGTACGGAAGTTAAGATCGAAACACCTAGTGCTCAAATGGTTAGTATTTACGAAGAGATGATTCAGCATCAAATGCAGAGTACGAGACTTTCTCGTAAACAGGTGCTTTGGGTATTAGGGCACCCTGAAACGGGATACATACCGTGGCAATACCTCAAAAGTTTGCCGTTGTATCAGGAGCTTGTAGAGGAAGAGGCTTGGGGCGCTGGGGTTGAGCGCACAGGATTTTATAGGAAAATTAAATCATATAGAGAATAAAACACATGCAATCTGAAATTCTGGGGAATTTAAAAGAGGAGTTCGATAAGGACTTCCAAATAGGGATACTGTCGCTAATGTACAAGGACTTAAGGTTCTTGGCATATGCAAGCGACAACCTATCACCAAAGTATTTTTCTGATAGTGATATGGGCTGGATGTTCAATGCCCTTCGTACACACTTTAAAAACGCTCGTTCGGTAATTACGAAGCGTTCGTTGATTGATCGAATCAAGATAGGAATCAATGACGGGAAGATTGATAAGTCCCGTGTAAAGTTCTTTCAGGAGTTATACAACTTCATGCGAGAGGACGACCTAACGGACGCTGGATACATAGAATCTAGGGTAGTTATATTCGTTAAGAAGAATCTGATGAAAGAGGCGTTTATTAAAGCTCAAGCCTCGTATCAGAAGGGCGAGTACATAGACATACCCAAGATATTCATAGAGGCATCTCAGCGGTCTGACATCCAGTTTAAAACTGGACAGACTTACCCTGATGTAGAGAAGTACGATGAGCGTATTAGCAGGCGTTCTGTGAAACGTAGGATTGTCCCTACAGGCATCCTTGAACTGGACAGCTTTCTTCGCGGTGGGGGTCTTGGTGAGAAGGAGCTTGGCGTTGTTTTGGCTCCTACAAACCGTGGTAAATCGATGTTCCTTAAGCAGATCTCTGAGTTCAATATGATGAAGGGGTTAAAGGGTATCATATTCACTTTAGAGATGAGTGAGGACAGGTACTTAGATCGATTCGATATGAGCGTTGCTAGTATGACTAGTGTGGAGACTCAAGAACGACCTGATGCTGTGAAGAAACGCCTCGTCGAGTTAATGAATGACCAGGCAGTCGGGAATGTTCACATTAAAGAATATCCTACCAAATCTGTGACGGTAGGAAATCTTAGAACTTATACAGATAATCTTAAAAGAACCGGGTTTTTTCCAGACTTTATTGTGGTGGATTACGCTGACTTGCTGAAGTCAGAGCAGAACTTTTCTGAAGAGCGGCACAATCAGTCTTACATATACAAGATGCTTAGGGGGTGGGCTGTAGACGAGCAGTTGCCTATATGGACAGCTTCTCAGGCTAACAGAGCCTCCCTTAGTAAATCTCAGGTGACCGTAGCGGATATATCTGAGGACTTTGGTAAAGCCATGATTGCAGATGTGATTATTGGACTTTGTCAAAATAAGAAGGAGAAGGAGCAGCAAGAGATGCGTCTTTTTCTAGCTAAAAACCGTGATGGTACGTCGGGGACGGAGGTGACCATCAGTACTAATTTTGCTCACGGTAAATTTTATGATGCTTTATAGAGGATATTATTATGAGATTAGCTTTTCCATGCGACGAGGAGTACATACAAGCCGAGATTAAACGGCTTTGTGATTTATTTGTACCTGAGTATGACCCATCAGAAATTACGGTAAGTATAGGTAAGGGGAAGTACAGCTACGCAGCGATTGCTTTCCCAGCTAAAAAGAAGTTGGTGGTCTACCCTGCTTACCACTATCGGTACCCTGATGATTTTAAATCCACGTTATTGCATGAGTTAGGGCACTTTGCTTTCTGCGACGACCCAAACCATGGCCCGAAGTTTAGAGAGTATTACGAACTATTGTTAGAGAGACAAAAAGATATAGAAGAAAAGATTATACCGGAAGACTACAAGGAGTTCCTTTATGCAAAGCCGGTTCGTGAATATAGATATAAGTATGTTTGCTGTGGCAACGAGTTACTTCGAAAGAAAAGAGTGGTTTTGAAGTGTAAATGTTGCGGCAAGAATATGTCTGAAGAGGTTATGTAAAATTGAATCGGAAAGACTTTCTTTTAAATTTTGACTTTGCTTCTTATGTTTCAAATAAGTTTTCAAGCGTTTACGAAACCTCTGATGAAGATAGGGTACGGGTTGACTGTCCTTTTTGTGATGACACAAAGGGACATTTGTACGTCCTAGTGTCTGCTGGTCTTCCGTACTGCCAAAAGTGCAAATATGATCCTAAATCTCCTGTAAGGTTTATCTCTGATGTTGAGGGTATAAGCATACGTGAAGTGCTTGCCATGGCAGATGAAGGCACTTCGTTTACGTCTATGGATGTGGATGTTGAAGACTTGGTGGACAAGTTGTTTGAAGAGGAGCAGGAGAAGGACTTTGATTATAAGGTTATGAGTCTTGGACAAAACTTTGTCCCCGTCACAAGCCTGCCAGGTATACCGGGCTTAGATAGGCATGTGAAAGAAGCAAGAAAGTATCTTTCATCAAGAGGTATCGGGAAAGAGGTAGCTAAAAGGTTTGGCATTAGGTTTTGTTACGATGGAGAGTTTTCTGGGAGAATAATTGTTCCGTGTTACTACAGAGATGAAATAGTGACTTTTGTGGCACGAGACTTATATGGGTTTAGTGACAGGAAATACCTAAACCCGAAAGGAAACAAGCAGTCTGACTTTTTATACAACTATGACTCTATAGAGGGGGACACAGTTGTTCTTGTTGAGGGGGTGTTTGATGCTATTCACATGGCGCAGGTTGCGCCTACAGTCGCGTCTTTTGGAAAGTCCCTATCTACTCGCCAAATAAATCTGTTAAATGGTTTTAAGCGTGTTATTTTCTACTGGGATTTAGATGCGTATCCACAAGTTGAGAAATACGATAAAAGAATCCAGGCAGAATGCTTCGTAGTGATGCATTCAGATGGAAGGGATGCCGCAGAAAGAACTATGGAAGAAAACGGAAAACTGATACAAGAGTCTACACCTGTAGATAGTGTGAATTATCAAATGTTCAAATTGGAACATTTAAGTTGACTTGAGAATCCCTTTAGACTACGGTGGTAATTCGTTAGTGGTATCTTAGTTATGGGAGAGAAAATTGAGAATGTTAAAAAGCCGCTCAGCGGAAACGAAAAAAGTTAAGATACAGATATATGTGTCACCTGTTGACCACAAACATTTGTCTGAAGATAGTGAGAAGTGTGGAATTACAATTTCTGAACTTGTTCGTAGTTTAATTCGAAAGCACTATGACGAGAAGTTGAACAGAGCTTAATGAAACCTGAATGCTTTGGATTCGAATTCTTTGATGAATCTGGGTCTGAATGTCCATTCAGCGAGTGTCTTGTTAGGTCTCAATGTAAAAAGGTCCAGATAACTGCTCTTGGACTCGCTGAAGAGAAGAAAGAGAAAGAGAAGCAGAAAGAAAAACAGGACCAAAGATTTAAGAAAGCCTTAAAGAAACAGAATGATTCGTTCTTTGAAGGCGTGATAAAAACCGGAAGCCAGTACCCTTTGCAAAGAAAGGGGTACAAAAAGCCAGCTAAACTTTTGTATAGAGATGAGGGGTATCCAAAAGATAATTACCTTGCAAGGTTAGTTGATTGTTTTGAGGAACACGGTTGTGAATTGAAGGCCACGAAATATCTCCATTCGTTTAAGTTGGATGGAAATTTTTTGGTTAAGGTTGATTTGAGAAGGAAAAATTCTGTACTTGTTTACCTTCAAGATGAATTAGCTAGTGTGGTGGTGGAGAAAGGTATTGCGTGTAGGTCTTTATATGATTCGGAGGTTCCAAATTTTCCGGGTTATTTGTGCTGGGCAGTACAACTCTCTAGTCACCAAGATGTAGATAAGTTTTTGGAATCAACTAAACAGGTTTATGGGTTTTAAAAATGGTTTTAAATAACTTTTTATGCGGCGAGTGTGGAACTCGAAAAGAATACAATTACCGAAACGATGAAATAGAAAACTTGAGATGCAAGGTGTGTGGAAGTGAAAAGTTAGAAATACAACTTTCCGCACCGGCAATCGCAACATTAAACACCAAAGAAAGAATTAATACAGCTTTAAAAAAACGATCAGTAGACGACCACAAGAAGAAATTTGATGACAGACTCGAAGCAGCAAAAGTTAAATACGACAGCAAATTTATCTAAAGAACAAATTGTTCAAAAAATAGTAGCGTCAGTGGATTTACCAAAGCCACAAGACACTCCTTATGAATTCAAACTTTTAGATAACCTTATAGATATTAAATCAGTATTTGAGAAATTCAAATCTGATAACCCATCGGTTGTGGCCGTTGATACGGAAACTACCGGATTAAAGTGGTTTGATAAGATAATAGGCTTGTCGTTTTCCTGGTCAGACACTGATAACTACTACATACCGTTTCGCCATGATTCTGATGCCCATCAGATGGACGTAAACGATTGCCGCGACATCTTGAATGAGCTTTTTGGTTTTGAAGACAAAAAGTATGTGTTTCATAACTACAAGTTTGATTACCACAAGATGAAGAAAGACGGTCTTGTAATAGGTGGTGAAGTTCACGACACCATGTTGATGCATTATGTCATTGATGAAAATGAATCACATTCCCTTAAAAACCTTGCGTTTAGGTTTATAGATCCTCTTGCTCATGACTACGAGAAAGTTATTGGTGAGATTAGAAGAAAGTTGGCCAGGTCTCTTAAGATTAAGCTTAAGGACTTTGGCTTTGAGCATATCCCTATAGATATTATGGTTGAGTACGCTTGCAGGGACACGCTGTACACGTTGAAGCTGTTCAGTAAGCTTCTTGTGGAAGTTGTGTCAGATGAAGACAGGTACAAGGTTTACAGTAGAGAGTTAGACCTGCTGCCAGTTTTATGCTCCATGGAAGAGACTGGCGTTTTTGTAGATCAAAACATCTTGTTAGAAAAGTCAGAATTACTAGGGGTTAGTCTCGAAGCATTGCAGAAAGAGGTGTGGGAGTTAGCTGACGTTGAGTTTGACTTAAATAGCCCAAATCAAATTTCAAAGGTTTTACAGTCAAAGGGGATTCACACTTTTCAGTACACGCCAAAGAAAAAGATGTCTACGGACGCAAAGGCTTTGAAAGGTATCTCTGGCAAGTTTCCCTTTGTGAAGAAGCTTTTAGAGTATCGTGACCATTACAAGACAAAGTATACGTATACAGATCCTTTGACAGGCCATTGTGATGAAAACTCCAATATTCACTGCAACTACATGCAAGCAGTGGCTGTGACAGGCAGACTTACGTGTAAAAACCCAAGTTTACAGGTGATACCTCGAAGCACTGGAATCCGTAACGCTTTTGTGCCGCCTACAAAAGACTACATTATTGTGCCTATAGACTTAAGCCAAGTTGAGTTGAGAATGACCGCGCATTACTCACAGGACAAAATTTTGATGCATGCCTATACGTATGAGGAGGATATCCATACAAGGACAGCAGCAGAGATTTTTGACGTGGGAATTGATGAGGTTACTAAGGATCAGAGAACCATAGCTAAGCCAATTAACTTTGGGATTATTTATGGCATTGGCGCTACTCGTTTGGCTGAGACATTAAGTGTATCGGTCTCGGACGCTAAGCATTACATAGATAGGTACTTGGAGAGGTATTCTGGAGTGGCTAGGTTTATTGAAAAATATAAGCGATTGGCCAAGAAGGATGGTTTTGTAAAAAACTACTTTGGGAGAGTGAGGCACCTGGAGCATTTAAAGGATGCAAATATTGAAGAGTGGAAGCGAGAAAGATCTTACCGTCAGGCAGTTAACTTTGTAATCCAAAGTTCGTCTGCTGATATGTTCAAGATTATCCTGATTCGCTGCCATGAATTATTGAAAGGGAAAAAATCTAAAATGGTCATGAACATTCATGATGAGTGCGTCTTTTACGTACATAAGGATGAGATCAACATTATTTTAGATATAAAAGCGGCGTTCGAAGAGTGGAATTTTCGGGTGCCGATTATTGCGGAGGTGTGTTGGAGTGATGTGTCTTGGGGGAACAAACAAGAATTGGAGTTATAAATGAGTGAAGTAGATAAACATAGTATGTCGATAGACGGTAGAAATTTTAATTTAACAGATTTGTATCTGAGATTAGACCCAGTCAATGATGTAAAGATTGATTATTCAGATCTGCAGGAAGAGTTTTTTAAACAGTCCGAATTGGTTGCGGCTTACGGGTATTTGACATCAGTAGCGGAGTGTGAGGAAAAACAACTTGAATACCAGTTAGAAAGGGTTTATGCGGTATTGGACCATCAGACACGGGTTGAGTTTGAGGCTGCTGGTGTTAGAACTACAGAAACAAAATTGAAGAACACAATCATTACAAATTCAGAGTATCAAGAGCTTAAATTAGAGTTGCTTGAGGCCAAGAAACAGAAGCAGTTGTTTAAAGCTACTTGTAATGCATTGAACCATAAGTTGCAGGCGTTAATAAACGCAGGCGCTGACCAAAGAAAGACAACAGTAGAACCAAGAGTATTTGAAGAATAAGGAGTTAGAAATGGGAAAGTATGATGATTTTATTAGTCTTGATATAAGTGGAATGTCTAGTGATGAGCGTCAGTTCGGTAAGCGTAAAAGAATTGATCGTTTGAAAATTCCTGCTGGTGAATCAAAGGTAATTCGATTTTTGAGGGGTCCAAGAGATCCTAAGTTTTATATTGTGCGAAAGCAGCACTGGGGAATACCTATCGGTATGGGTAAGACACCACCGTTGCCATGCAACTACAGTCACTTTGAAGAACCTTGTTTTTTCTGCCAGGTGGTAAACGATTACTACAACGCAGGAGATCCGAGAAAGCAGGATTTAGCACGTAGAATGAAGGCGAGTGCGTCTGTAATGTCGAACGTAATTGACGTTGACGATCCTTTTAATGAAGATGGAACACCAAAGGTTCAGATCTATCAGTACAGTTGGCGTTTGTTTTCTGACATTCGGTCTTACTTCCAGAATCCAGAGTACGGAGATCTGACTCATCCTTTGACAGGACGTAATTTTAAGATTTCTGCGAACGTCGTATCGTCTTCTGGGGATAAGAGTTGGACAAGATATGATGTGCAAGTTGGCGCGAGTCCAAAGGAGTTGGTCGTTCCTGAGGCGTTAGATCACTTGTATGATCTGGACGCAGAGTTTCCAGTAAAGCATTGGTCTTATGAACAACAAGAGCAGATTTTTGAGGGATTGTTAGACCCAAAAGGTTCTCCAGGCCAACCGTCTTTGACAGGAAAAACTCCTGCAACAAAGCAAATCGCGGCACCAGATCCTTTGGATGTTGAGGACGAATTTGAGCCTGCTTCAAAAAAGGTTGTACAGGAAGAGGTCGTTGAGGAAAAAGATGACTGGGATGAGGTTTTGTCTGACGACGAGTCTCCCGCTGAGCCAGAAGATGATGTCCTGAAAAAGTTGGACGAACTCAAGAAGTTGGCGAAGGGAGGTAAGTAATGAAGATGGCTGGATCAAAGCCTCGTAAAAAACGAGTAGAGAAGACTGTTTTGGAGGGAGGGTCTTCGGACCCCTCCTCTGAGAAAGTAAAAGCTTTATCTAAATTGATGGCTGATGTATCTAAGAAGCATGGTGATGGCTCACTTATGAAAATGGGTGAGTCTCCAACTAAGAAAGTTGGTGTTATTTCTTCTGGAAGCATAGGTATTGACTATGCATTTGGTATCGGGGGGTACCCACGTGGAAGAATTGTTGAGATTTTTGGTCCTGAGTCCAGTGGAAAAACAACCCTTACACTGCATGCAATCGCAGAGTGCCAAAGGGCTGGCGGCGTGGCTGCGTTCATTGATGCAGAGCATGCTTTAGATTTAGCGTATGCTAATAACCTTGGTGTAAGCGTTGATGATCTTCTTTTTTCTCAGCCAGATTACGGTGAGCAAGCTCTTAACATTGTCGAAGACATCGTTAAAGCAGATGTCGTTGACCTTGTTGTGGTGGATTCTGTCGCCGCTTTGACTCCAAAGGCTGAGATAGACGCAGACATGGAGAAAAACCATGTCGGTCTTCAAGCTCGTATGATGAGTCAGGCTTTGCGTAAGCTCACTGCAATAGTGAGTAAGACAAACACATGTTTAATGTTTATCAATCAGACCCGTCAAAAAATTGGCGTTATGTTTGGAGATCCGACAACTACTCCTGGTGGTAATGCTTTGAAGTTTTATTGTTCCGTGAGAGCGCAGATAAATAGAATTAAAAGCATCAAAGAAGGAGATAAGGCTGTAGGTAACACTGTTCGTGTGAAAGTTATTAAAAACAAACTTGCACCTCCGTTTAAGTCGTGTACTACAGATATTGTTTTTGGTAAGGGCATAGATCGCCTTGGAGAACTTGTGGATATGGGCTTAGATGCTGACATAATCGAGAAGTCTGGCTCTTGGTACAAGTACGAAGGTGAGAACATCGGTCAAGGAAAGCAAAGCGTTGTTGGTTTTCTCAAAGAAAATAAAGATATAAAAGATAGTATAGAAAAAAGACTACTCTCGTATTTGCAAAGTAGTCCCTAACGTGTTATAGTGGGTGTCATGGATATTAAAAAAGCAACTATAAATATGGGTAGAACAGTAAACCTTGGGAACTTTGAAAGCGCCAGATTTGACCTTGCTATTGAGGCAGAGTTGGAAGCTAAAGAAGATCTGAAGGAATTGGAGTCTACAGTATCGGATAATTTAGAGGGAATGATTTCTAGGAAACTAGATTCATTACTTAAGAATGTTAAAAACGAGGAATTTATATAATGTGGTTATTAGCTTTTATTTGTATTTCTTTAGTTCCTGTTGACGCTCAAGCTAAGCCACCAAGAGACCCAGAAGAGATGTTGTGTAAGTATGACGGAGACTGTGGCGAGGGCCATTGTTGGGTTGGATTATGCGAGTCTGGTATCTGTGTGGGGTATAATACGTGTGTATAAATGAAGATATGTTTATTTTCTGATCTTCACGCACATCCGTACTCAAATGGTGTTGTTCTTGAACATGGGACGAATAGCCGAGTCTTAGACGCCGTTGGTGTTATAAGCCAGGTATATGCTCATGCTAGAGAAGTTGGCGCTGAATGGGTACTGTTTGGTGGAGATCTTTTTGACAGAAGAAAGTCTATCGACGTGGACACCTATAACAAGATACACGAGACCATCCTTTCAGAAACTAGGGGTGGTGTTAAAACTATCTTGTTAGTAGGTAACCATGACCAGGCGAATAGGTCTGGGACCATCCACGCACTAGAAAGGTTTAAGTCTGGTAAGGACTGTTTTGTTGCAGACCAACCTAAATGGTGGGACCTTGGGGATGGCGTGGGCTTGTTCACTGTACCTTATTACGATGATGGCGAAGTCATAGCTGATTATGCGTCTAGCGGTATTGATGCAAGACCTGATTGGGCAAAACACGCAATGCTATTGATTCACTACGGTGTACAGGGCGCAAAAGTAGGTCCTGGTGACTATATAATACCGTGTGAGTTAAGCATCGATATGCTTAGACCTACTGATTGGGATGTTATTTTCAGCGGTCACTATCATATAGGGCAACAGATAGGATCTAAATTCCATTACATCGGCTCTGCTATGCAGCATAGGTGGGATGATGTTGGGTTTAGTAAGTCTTTTGTTGTGTTTGATACTGATGATAACCGTGTCTGTCGTGAATTTTGCAGCGCACCAGAATTTGAAGTTTTTGGTGAAGACCTAAATGGTGTAGACGTAAATAATAAGTTTGTTAGAATTGTTAGGAAGACATCGTTGGAGGAAGACGAGAAGAATCGCATCACAAAGTCCTTGGTGGAGAGTGGTGCTTTGAGCGTTGACTTTCGATTTGAGCCTGATGAGAAGAATATTTCTATTGAGAGAGTTGAGTTGTCGGAGAACAAAGGCTTCTACGGTATCTTAGAGGATTATGTTGGTTCTGACATAGTGAACACTAAAGACTTGGATATAGATAGACTTCTAAATCTTGGTAAGGACATTTTATCTGACGTAATAGAGTAAGAAATGGCAAAGTGTTGGCCTGATGAATTGAGTTGTTGTGTTAAGTGCAATCGTACAAAAGAAAATCTTACTTATAAGTTAAGAGGTCTTTGTACGACTTGTTTTAGAAAAGTGAAAAAGAGTGGGGACCTTAGATCTTATCCAAGGTACCAGGAAGATAGGACGCAAGATCACGAGAGAAGAGAGTTCTCTGCAAAGTCTAGCAAGCTTGTATTTTGTGTGCGGAACATAGGCTTGGCAGAGGTTGCTAAGTGTCTTTCTGTTGACGAGTCAGAGGTAAAGCTATGGCTTCAGACATGCATACCCGATGAGTATGTGAGGATAGTCCTTAGTATAAAGAAAGCTATAGAAGATGAGTCTTATAATTTCTATTACCCTGAAAACACTACGGAACTGTGGAATATGAATGACTCTGAGACTTATGGAGTTAATTTTTAAATATGTTTTTTAAAAAAGTAGAAAATTTTTATCTAAAAGTTCATTGCGGCCCTAACCCCAGTGTCGATGTTTTGAATTTGGCACTAGAAAATAAAGTAAATTACTTTGGAAGGGGGGTGGTTAGGTGCAACTCTGAAGAGCTTTTTAATGGTTTTGTAAGTGTGTTGAATGATCTTGGCTATCCGCACACCAGGTTATCGGATGAGGAAGCCGAGAGTTTAATGAGTATCCCAGATAATTTTTTAAAAATATTTTTAGTAAATTGGTACGAGAAAGAAAAACGTGCTTGGGCAAATTATAAACGTGGGGGGTATGGTTGATGGTAAGCTCTGTTATTTGTTTGGTTTTATTGCAAGGTTTGTATTCAGAGTCGTCTGATTCTTGGAATAAGAAAGTTGAGTTGTCTTTAGATGGTCGCATGGAGACTTGCATGCGTGTGATAGACGAGGCAGAGAAAGCCTCGGTATCCCCAATATTGGCAGCGTCAGTGGCTTGGCACGAGTCTAAATTTAATAAAGATGCTGTAAGCAAGGCAGGAGCTAGGGGTGCATTGCAAGTGCTGCCTAAATATTGGTGTCCTGACGGCAAGTTAAAGGGCTGTGATTTAACGAAAGAAGGTATTAGGGCTTTAAAGGTGTACCTGGACAAATACACCGTTGAAAAAGAGGCTTTGTGTCATTATAATTCAGGCAACAAATGTAATAAGAAATCAAGGTACTACGCCAAGCGTGTTATCAGGACAAAAAATAGATTAGATTATGTTTGGTGGTGGTTGGAGTCTATGCTATTTGATTGATCTGGGTCGTTTTTCATGATTTACCGAGATAAAGAGTCTTACGAAACATTGAAAAACTTGGCTTTGACTTTTGAGAGCTTAATGACTTCGAAAAATGAAACCTTTGCGACTACTTTACTCCGTATCATTGCTGTTCTTCTTATCCTTATGGGTCTATATAGTTTACACGGATGCTCTAATACAGCGTTAATAAACTTAAATACCTGTGACAGAGAAGAAGTGTTGAAGTGTGTTTCGTCACACAGAATAGAGACCAGTGTCGAAGCTTTAAATTTAGTCATGGCTTGTCAACGAGACGTTTGTTTGGGAGAGCATGACAAGTAAAAAGTTTTTTTTGTGTTATAAATGTGGCGTAATTCTTGAATCAAAAACTTGTATTGTATGTGGATCTCCAGTCGATGACTGGCCTAATAATTATATAAACACCGATAGAGACAACGATGGACATAAATTCTGTAGGGATCAGAAACTTTCTAATAATAAGTGAAGTAGACGCTATTCTAAGTGGGAGAGGTCTCACTAGGATTGCTGGGGAGAACCTGGACGACACCACCAGTTCCAGTAATGGGAGTGGTAAGTCTTGCATCTTGGAAGCGGTGTACTGGTGTCTCTTTGGGGACACTTTACGCAGCATCAAGTCTGCGGATGGCGTTGTGAATAACAACGTTAAAAAAGATTGCTCTGTCATTGTTCAAATGTCTGAGGGCGACACAAAGTACAGAGTTGAAAGGTACCGAAAGCACTCAAAAAAGAAGAACAACCTATATCTTTACATAAATGGCATAGACTCTAGGGGGAAGGATAACAAAGAGACCCAGGAGTTTATCGAGTCCGTTATAGGTATGGACAAGGTATCGTTTGCCAACTCTATCGTATTTGGACAAGGGCACAGTAAAAATCTAAAGCGTTTTTCTGAGATGGGTGATGCTGAGAAGAAAGCCACGATGGAAAGGGTTCTTGATATCGAGGCATTTGCTAGGGCACATGACCACTCTAAAAAGATATTAAGTGACCTGTCCTCTGACATAGAAATGCTTCGTAGAGAGCGCAAACATTATCTGGCAAGACAAGAAGATCTTACTAAAAGTATAGTTGAGTGTAAGAGACGAATCGCAGAGGGTGAGCGTGAATTGCTGCAAAAGAAAAAGACCGTAGATGAGGAGCTAGAGTACTGCATTGAAAAGCTATCCAGCGAGAAAAAAGCCCTCTCTGGCATGCCTGAAACAAAAGATGTCTCGGATATCGAAGATAGAATTTCTCAATGTGAGGAGTTAGAGAAGTCTGAAAAGATGAAAAGAGATAGCCTTATTAAAAGATATCGTGAGCGCAGAGACGAAATTGTAAGTCGTAAAGGTAGAATAAGCGGCGTCATAGGTTCTTTTAAAGCCAGAATAGCTGCTCTTAGTGATGGTAGTGATGCAGGGGAGCACTGTAATCACTGTGGGTCTGTAGTCACGGTCGATAGCATTGAGAGCCATAAAGATTACCTTGAGTTTGAGATTGCGGATAACTTGCGATCTGTTAAGGCATTGGCTGAAAAACTAGAGTCTTTGTCTAAATCTTACGAAAGTCGAAAAGAAAAGATAGAAACTTCCATAAGAGCTGCTAGGGGCTTATCTAAACAGTTTACGGCTGAGTTGATCCAACAAAGTAAGATAGAGTCTGAGAAGCAATCTCTTAAATCTCGTATCGAAACATACACTCAGGAAATAGAATTTCTGAAGAATCGAATTAAAGAACTTGAAGAGGAAACTGAGGAGGTTCCTTGGAAAGGAGTATTAGCCTCTGAAGAGCGCGAATTAAGCGGGTGTAAGGAAAAGATAAAGTCTTTTGATTCTGAGCTTGAGCAAAAGTCTGAAAAGATGGCATATGTTAATTTTTGGGCGAATGGTTTTTCCAGAAAAGGGATTCGATCTTTTATGTTAGACAAGGTCGTACCCTACATAAATGACAGATTAAATCACTATCTTAACATCCTTACTGACGGTGGGATTACTGCGAGATTCAGCACAGTTAAACAGTTAGCTTCCGGTGAATATAGAGAGGATTTTAATCTTAAAATAAAAAACAAAAAAGCATCTGAGACCTATGAAGGTAATAGCGGTGGTGAGAGACGTAGAGTGGACTTGGCGGTGGCTTTGGCCTTCAACGATTTCATAGCGTCCCGCTCTGGCAAGAGGTTCAATATTCTACTCTTGGACGAAGTTTTTGAGGGAGTTGATGCAGAGGGTCTTTACTATGTCATCAAGGTGTTGGAAGATCTGGCCCGGAGAAAATCATCGGTCTTTGTTATTACGCATAGGGATGAGTTAAAAAGTTACTTTAGTGACGAGATTATTTTGCAAAGAAAAGATGGGATGAGCATCTCTATTTGACAGGTTAGTAATACTATGGTATTACTATTAGTTAACAATACACGGACCTCTAGCTCAATGGTTAGAGCATCCGGCTCATAACCGGACGGTTCAGGGTTCAAGTCCCTGGGGGTCCACCAGGAGGTAATTATGAAGTTTAAGTCGTTTAGTGTGAATTTTCTCAATGACCCTATCCCTTTGGATAACGTTGTGAACGAATGGTTGAAGTCTGAAGGTATGGATGAGGCTAAGGTTCTTGATGTGCAGATGGACTCTAATATCTTTTCTGTTCCAAGAAGCTCGTTACCTGGGGTTGAACTTGAAGAGGGTGAACAAGACTCTTCGGTCCCGGTACAGAACATAACCATCGGTTTGTTCTATGAGCCTGTTGAAAAAGAGGGTGATGAGGAAGTTTCTGAAGACTCTGACGAATAGGGGCTGTGGTGGAATAGGTAGACACGACGGACTTAAAATCCGTTAGCCTTTGGCTGTGGGGGTTCGATTCCCCCCAGCCCCACATAATTAAGGGGGGGGGATTTTTATGTTTGATTCGAGGATTTTGATGGAAAGGGATGAAGTTGTATCAAGTTCTATTCGGTCTGTAGGGTATGACTTATCCGAAAAGACGATGGAAGTGGAGTTTTCTAAAGGCCAGGTTTATCAGTATTTTGATGTGCCTGAAAGCACTTACAATAGTTTAATGGTCGCAGTGTCGATTGGCAGCGCCTTCGATGAATTAGTCAGACGCGGTGGGTTTTCGTTTGAAAAAGTAGGTTAGCATGGAAGGCGTTTTTAAATTTCTGTCTTTTATTGCCATATACTATGTTGTCGTATCGTGCGTTGACATATATGGCACCATACGAAATTTTAAACGTGATCCCATTCCAGAGAACGCTCAACAGTTGCCTGACGAGCAAAAGGTTCAAGAAGCTTTTACCTTTGATTTTAATACTGATTTATTTGCAGTTTGTATAATCTACCTCGTATCTTACTACGCTGGAGTGTTCTCTTAAATGCCTGTATTCCTTGACAATAACTTAAACCATTTCTAGTATGGTCGCGATGGAAACGAAAGAACTATCAATATCTGAAGCTAATGAATACCTTTTGGGATTATTCCAAGCGTTATTAAAGATAGATAAGTTTAGAGATTACATAGATGATAATTATGTAATCAAACAATATATTGATGATGAAGGCAAAGTACTTCAAGTAGAAATAAATCTTAAAGATGGTAATTATGAAACCAAACCCGCAGCCTCTGAAACCGTTCACTGATGAGATATTAGAGTCAGATGAATTTATAGTGGGCGTACCAGATAATATAGGTTCTAGCTGTTCTCGTTCGAGAGCAGGAAAGAAAGCAAAAAGAAAAGGCGGCACCTTTGAGAGAAAGATAGCTAAATATCTTTCTGAGTTTTGGGGAGCTTCTTTTCACCGTACCCCTGCCTCTGGGGGATCTCCATTAAAAGGCGACTTTAATATGGCTGGCGACCTTTGCACCTCTGATGAGGACTGGTTGTTCCATGTAGAGTGTAAGAACCAAGAGGCACTAGCCGGTTTTCATACTATATTAACTAGTAAAAAGTCTGCTGTTTGGAAGTGGTGGGAACAAGCTTCTAGTGAGTGCCCGGAGGGTCAAATCCCTCTTCTTGTGTTTACAAAAAATAGAATTCCAGAATTTTGTATGTTTCCTAATTATTTTTGGGATTGCGTTGAGTGGAATAGTGATGAATCTTTGGAGTCTACGGCACACGTTCGAGTTGGCGATGTTTCTGTGGTAACTTTAAAAAGATTTCTGGGAATGGGAAGAGAAACATGTTTCAAAGCGATGAAAATGGCGCTGAAAAAAAAGACGGCGAAGTAAAGCCTGTTAAGGTCAGTACCTGCGCTACATGTGGTCGTGTGTTTTTACACTGCGATTGCTCTTCCAATGCTTTGGAAAAGTAGGGAAAAATGGCTAAGAGATACCAGGTTGCAGTTGATATTCAGAATTTGTGGTATTCGTGTAGGTACGCTTACGGCCCAAACTACCGAGTTGATTACAAAAAGTTATTAGATTACGTCGCAGATATAGCAGAGGAAAAAGACTCTGTTGTGAATTGTACTGCTTACATGATCGCTAGTCCAAATCATGACCAGACAAACTTCGTTAACACTCTCAGGATGCTTGGTTTTAATATAAAGAAGCGTAATCTCCATTATGATTCTGATAAGCGCCATGCTCAGAATACGAATTGGGATGTTGGTATAACTGCTGACGCTCTTTTTCATAACGAAAGCTATGATTCGTTTGTACTGGTGAGTGGTGATGGTGATTTTATTTATTTATTAGACCCTCTAAAGGACTTAGGTAAAGAGGTTGTAGTAGTCTCTTTTGAGAGATCACTTAATAAGGCCGTTTCTCAAGTAGCAGATGAAGTGTTCTATCTGTGTGACGATGTTGTATACGATCCAAAAGAAAAATATAAAGCGAATCAGTCTAAAAGTGCTGATGAATTTGTAGATATAAACCGTTGAGATAATTATGTCTGAGTTTTCTGGTCTAGGTGGACTCAATAAAACACAAATAGACGCGCTAAGAAAAGAAAACTTAGCTGTTTGGTGTGCTTTAAATAAATTTGATGTTGATCATAAGCCGTTTACTTTTAAGGGACGTAAGTTCCTGAAAGATATATATAAGTGCAACAATCCTTATATAACTGTCAGGAAGTGTACGCAGGTCGGACTTACCATTTGGATGGTTTTGAAAATCTTACATAAATTAAGATTTTCTGAAGAGACCGGAAAGCATTTAGCTAAAAAAGCTGGTTTCTACTTTCCAGTCTTTGATTCCGTAGCAAAGTTTTCAAAAGATAGACTTAGGCCTTTGGTTTACAGTATTCCTGAATTTAAAGAAGCTTTGTCAGGCAGCATAAGTATTGACCTGGTTCAGTTTGGGAACAGTTCTTTATACTTGTCGTATACTGGTGGTGTTGCGTCCATGGACTCTACTCCCATGGATGTGTTGTGTCTTGATGAGGTTCGCTTGATGGCCCCAGCAACAATAAACCAATTAGAAGAACGTTTGAGTGGTTGTGCGGATCCTGAGTTATACAAAATTAGTACTGCTGGTTACCCGAATGATGCCATTGATAAGTCTTTTATGATGGGGACTCAAAAGGTTTGGCATACGAACTGTAAGTGTCCTGACGGAATTATTCTTTCAGACAACTTTCCAAATTGTATTGGGTCTAGAACCAACGTGAAAAGTGGTAGACCAGATTACTTCTACAGATGTCCAAAGTGTGGGCAAGAGGACCTAGACCCTCAAGATGGGGGCTATGTTGCTCACAACCCTACCTCCGAATACGAGAGTTTTCATATCCATCAGATGCTTTCCGCTACTCGATCTGCAAAACAGGTTTGGGAACGCTACATTACAACAGACAACCCGAAAGAGTTTTATAACGCTACTTTAGGTAAACCTTACGTTGACGAAGAGAACGTGGGTGTTACGGATGAGGAGCTTCAGGCGTGTGTAAACCCTGATATAAGTTGGAACTCTGACATGAAAAATACATGCATGGGGGCTGACCAGAGATCTGGAAACTTACACCTTGTTATAGCCAAGATGATAGATAACAAGCGTAGGATAATCCACGTTGAGATTGTGGACAATCAAGCAGAGCAATACAAAGTCGATGGTAAGGTGGTAACTCCGTTTAAGCGATTGTACTCCTTGATGAATGAGTATGACGTTGATTTGTGTGTATTGGATGCTTTGCCTAACGCGAATGAGGCTAAAGATTTTGCTAGAGCTTTCCCTGGACGGGTATTTTTATCGTATTACAAAGACGCTCAAGATATGGTAAAATGGTCTGATAAGAACTCGCGTACAAAGAGTTCTGAGAAGCCGCACTTGCGAAGAAGTAGTGACGACTTAAAGTTTAAGTGGACTGTTTTCTTAGACAGGTACAAGTGTATTGAGTATGCTTTAAAGCAGTGGGTGGATCGCAGAGTTGAATGCCCTCACCCACGAGGTTTGGTACAGAAGGTCAGGAATTTTAAGACTGGTAACTATGACCCGGAGTTTGTTTGTGAGCAGTCTCTCTTTCTGCATTTAAAGTCAGTCATCAGAGAGCTTGTTCAAAGTAAATCAGACCCGACTAATTATAGATATAAGTGGAATTATCTTGGTTTAGATCCTCACCTAACACATGCATGGGCTTACTGCGTTATTGCGATGGAGAGAAGGAAGAGAACTTTCTCTTTTGAGTTTTTATAGGATGTATATGACACGCACTCCAATAACCAATCCAGATGACTTAGAAGATTTTGAGTCTGATGGTCCAAACGCACAGCAGATGATGATGAGTCCTGAGGAAGTCATCGAGCTTAGGCGTATGGAAGTCATACGTCGTAGGTTGCGGGGGCAAACGGCTGGCACCATAGCTAGAGCGTTGAGCGTGTCTGAGAATACTATTTACAATGATATAAAGGCTATTAGGGATAGCAATGTTAAACACATTACCACCTTTGCTCAGGAAGACTTCATAGGTGACACACTTCAAACCTTCCAAAGACTTGAGCAAGAAGCGTGGAATCAGGTTGCAGAGCTTGATGATGGTGATGTAAGAAAGGCAAAGTTTTTAGACTCCGTAAGGGCGTCTAGGAAAGAACAAATAAAGTTATTACAAAGTAGTGGTTTATTACACAAGGAGGCTCAGAAGGTCGAGGTTCAGGTGACATCAGAGGTGATTGGTGGATGGTCAGAAGACCAAAAGCAAATGGTTGCCGATGCAGTTCTTGATGCTGCTATTCTCGACGCAGAAGAGTTTTTAGAGCTACCGGAGCACGACTCAATGCCAAAAGAAGAGGTCGTGACTTTTGAAGATGTAGCTGAATTTTCTGAAGAATAATATATGTTTAAACGCTCGTTTATAAAATGGCCTGGAGGCAAGTTCCGGTCCATAAATCAATTACGTGTCTCTTTCCCGAAAGACTTTAATACGTATTATGAACCATTCCTTGGTTCTGGCGTAGTCTGTCTCAATGTAAATTCTGACTCTAAGGTAGTCGGAGACATTGAAAAAGACTTAGTAAATGCTCACAGGCAAATGAAAAACAATGTAGAGGATGTCATATACGTTCTCGACTCTTTCGTTAACCGAGAAGATTTCTATTACAAAATAAGAGAAGAGTTTAACTCAGACAGTTCTGAATCTATACGTCAAGCAGCTAGGTTTATTTATTTAAACAAGTGTGGGTTCAATGGTCTGTATCGAAGAAACAAGAAAGGTTTGTTTAATGTGGCTTTTGGAAAGCGTTTGGGCGAGCCACATAAGGACTTCGCAAATGTAAGGTCGTACAGTGATTCACTAAAGAATGTTGAGATTAGGTTAGGTGATTACACACAAACCATGGAAGGCGTCTCGTCTGGGGACTTTGCATATTTTGACCCTCCGTATGTAAAGAAGTCAGAGAAGTCTTTTACAGGCTACAACTCAAATGAATTTATGAATACAGAGAACAGAAAGTTATCTGACTTCTGTAAAGGTCTTGATGAGAGAGGTGTTTTGTTTGCTGTAAGTAACAGTGATACGAAACTTGTTCGTGAATGGTATGATGGGTTTCACCTGCGTGAGATCCAAACAATTAGTTCAATATCCAGAGAGGGTAAATCTCGTGGGCATTGTACTGAGTTATTGATTACCAATTATTAGTTTGCAAAGGGAAGGTTATGAGACTTGCAAAAGATTATAGTGTTTCATCCGTTAAGAAAAATTCGGAAAAGACGCATTCGGTTCACATTCGTAGAAACGGAAGTGTCAAAATTCCACTTACGAAAGAGCGTAGTCGATATCATGGCGATGCTCAGGATGGGGATGAAGAACTAATCATTCGTAGGCTTAGAAGAAAATACTCCGTAGAGATAGATGACAATGTCGATAAGGTTATTGATAAGATTATTGACATGGGTTGGGACATAACTAATCTTCAATTAAGTGCTGGAGATAAGGCTTTCTATGTGAAGGCTACTAAGAAAACAGATGATGTTGAAGAAATCGCTGTGGATAGGAAGGCAGTTAGGTTAAAATTAGCATTCCTGCTAGTTCTTCAGGCGATTGTAAGGGATTGGGGAGAATGATCTATTTCTGGGTGAAGTACAGACATAAATCGAATCCATCTGGCTACCGATTGATAGAAGGTAGTATGGATGATTTTTTGTACTTTACTAACCAGGCATATAGTTGGATATTAAATAACTCATTTTTTACTACTGAGGCCCTTGCTAAGACCTACGCTACTGACAGTGGTTGGACAGTATTGTCGAGCAAAACGGGCTTCGATGCTTATTATTCGGGTTAATCATGCTTGAAATTATTAAAGAAAGACTCTCTGAGTGTAATCCTGAGGCTTTATTCATTGACGGGTTCGATAATGCTTTGATAGGCATAGCTCGTAGATGTGGCTCTCCAGATGTCGCTGTTTATGACTACGCAAAATGTGTGGATGTGATGGTAGATAGAGATGGTATGTCTCATGATGAAGCCGTAGAGTACATGGAGTACAACGTGGCAGGTGCTTACGTTGGTGAAAATGGTCCTATTTTAGTTGATTTGGAATAATGGCTACTAAACAAACATTAGTTCGACACTCTACGGCAACATCCGGTAGTGTTAGTTTTCTTGTAGGAGATGCTAAGTCTGCTGCTATTCGTTACGTTGTGAAGCAAGGGTCTGCAAAAGCAGGATCGTCTAATTTTTTCAATTCGTCTAATGGGTCTTTTTTTGTTTTATCAAATCCTGATAGTAATTTTACTTTAACCGTGGGTGGTGTTAGTGCGACTGTTACTCCAGATCCATATGTTGCAGCAACAGCCACATTTACTTTTTCTGGAAAGCCAAATGATGGATCAAAAATTACGATACCGATAGTCTCTTCAGGCACTGATTCTCCTAGCTTAATTCCTTTTGAGATTGATGATAGTGCCAATGGTGTTGAGTTTGGATATTTGCCTGTGACAGGTATTACCGCAGCAGGAGGCGGCGCTTCGGGGTCTGCCATTGCGCTCGTTAACGCTATAAATAATAGTGGTATTACCGTGACTGCAAGCAATCCCTCCCCTGGGGTTGTTTTATTGACTCAAGATACTGCTGGTGCAGTAGGTAATTTACCCATATATGTAATAGATAGATCTCACTGGGATTCTGTATGTAGTGTTAACGTACCAACGGCATTTACTGGGGGGACTAATGGAGTTGTTGCCAACACTGCGACCTCTATAGCGACCGCGTTGTCAGGGACAAATTTCTCCAGTTTAATTACCGCAACTCGTGGAGATTCAACCACTGCGCCAGATAGTCATGTAGTTTTTATTAGTGCCGTGAACTCTGGGTTAGCCGGTAATGATATTGAATTATCTTCTTCAACAGAATCTATATCTGTCACTAGGGGAGGAGTCCAAGTTAATTCAAGGCTTCGTGGAGGCACTTCAATATTCCCCTCTGAGGGTGGTACTTCAACAGCAATAGTTAATGTATATGGAACTTTATTACCTGGCGACCCTGATTTTCCTGAAAGAGGGTCTTTGTTGTCATCAGGGGATCCTTCAATGGGAAGGGCGGCAACAGATGGTCTGATTGTTTTTTCTGACGATCAATTTACAGGATCGCTACAACATTTTCATAAGATTACAGTTACTTGGGAAAGTCTATCCGCAAACGCAGATATGACTATTATCTGTAGTAAAATATAGTAGTTGACAAATAGTATATTTTTGTTATTATGTGTTTATATCTTAAAAGTATTACTTATTTAATTTTGCCTCGATAGCTCAGTTGGATAGAGCAACGGCCTTCTAAGCCGTAGGTCACAGGTTCGAGTCCTGTTCGAGGTGCTGGCTATAAATAAAAACCTTATAAAAGTGAGTTTAGTATGGTGAAAAAAGAAATCGTATTTCACAAAAATTCTACTGATGGAGTAATTAACTCTTACGATATAATTGTTTTCGGCAATCATGTCGGCAAGGCGTTAAGAAAAACTGTGGTTGTGGATAACTTTAAAAGACCAAAAGTGTCTTGGTTGCTTCAATTAAAAGACTCTCAAAAAGATAAAGAGTTTTCTTCTGTAAAATTGATCCGTTCTCACATCCTTCACGGACTAATAAATGGTCGTTGGGGTAGTGATGAAAAAAACAGATGATCCAAACTTGTTTGACATACTACTCAAACACAGAGGTCACGAGATAGAGTGTGTTGTTCAATACGCTAATGTTGGTGGCGATTTTGTTTGTTTTGTAGATGATGAAGTGGTTTGTGCGATGATTGTTTGCTCTACATGCGGAGAGGTTTTGTGGAGAGAGGATAACCCAAACCCTGGCTCTGTTCCGACTAGCGGATAGTTTATCTGCTTTGCGTATGTTGTTGTTGCCTGTATCCTAACTTCTAATAAGTTTGTCAGAAGTAGGGGGGTGATATGACAGACGCAATAATATCGCAAATACTGGACTTTGGGGCATTGGGTTCATTCGCAGCTTTTTTGGTGTGGCAACACGTAAGTATGCAAAAGAAGTTTGATACGCTGGTTGTTTCTTTTCAAACACAGTTAAAAGAGATTGACGCAGGTTATGACCGTCGAATTGAACTGACTAGAGAAAAGTATGATAAAATCATATCAGAGATACGTAGAGAGAATCGTGACAAAGAGGATAAGTTGTTGACTCAGGCCCAGTCGTTGCAGGGCCAGTTGCTTGCTAGAGAGCGAGAGTCTTTATATAGGGTAAGAGAAAAAGAAAGATAATTATTATAGATAAAGGAGATTATATTATGTTTGCAGAGCACATTACGGAAGACGGATTCAAGTTACAGGTATTTACTTCGTTGTACATGGATTGGGGTTTAGCTATCTACAACCCAGATGGAGATCTAGTGGTGGAGAACTTCAACGCACTATCTAATGAATGTTATGGCTTGAAAGAAAACGATAGATATGATGACATGGATTCTGCATGCAAAGACTACGACAATGGGGTAGACGATGCTTTAGTACCCTGGACTGAGCAAGATTGGGAATTTTTCTTAGTTTTAGAGGCTGATAATCTTATAGAATCGTTCCACACAGAGTAGGATTTGAATGAACCGACCAAGGATGACAGAAGAAGTTGCAGAAGGGCTTGTCTTAATGGAGAAGCTCTATGACTTGTTTTTTGATAAGTTTCTTGGTGAGATGTACCACGAAATATTAGAAGACGCAGAGTTGGGTATTGAGACGGATAAGTACGATCAAGTTCCTTTCCTAAAAATAGAGAAGTCGAGAGAGTATTTATTAAACTTAAAATTATATTACAAAGAGAAAAGAGATAAGAAATCCAATGAAAAAAATAGTAACCCCTGTTCAAAGAAGTGTTCTGTTAGAAGTTAAGCAAAAAGGTCATTTGTCTAGGCCGAGAGGAACACTAGAAAAGCTACAGAAAAAAGGTTTAGTGTCTGGTAAGCGCAACACCGGATGGACCATAACCCCTTTGGGTGAGAGATGGTTGTCCGAGAATAGGACGTAGTCAGATAATTTTCTTGTGGGATTGTGATATTGGTGTAGGATTTTTATATCCTTCCCCGGAAGTATCCAGCACGAATCCTTCGAGCAGGAAAAGCCGGAATCCACTCAATTCAAATCTCGGTCCTTGTGAGTTCGCTTGCAGGGACTTCCTCGTTTTGCGTAGTTTACTTTTTTAATATTTGACAAGTAATCCTTTTAGTATATTATATGTGTATAAACAAGGAGGACTACCTATGTTACTTAACGAACTAAAAGTAGAGAAAGTAATATCAGAACCCAGTTCTGATGGGGACACACACATAGTGCGTGGCCTTCAATATGCTGCATACGAACGTGGCGAGGTAGAGCAGCCTTCTGTTTTTGTATGTGAGTGTGACACGGAAGAGATGGCCAAGATGATATCGGATTATTTGCAGGGCAGGGTAGCAGTTAAATGTAGCTGTACTTTGTATTGTGAGTATTGCGACGGATGTCGATAGGAGGTTTTATGGACTGGTCAAATTTAGATCTTAATCGTGATAATTGTGAAAATATTTTAGCTAAGAAAGTGGTGCGTATGACACACGTAGTTGACGACCTCAACTATGACTTTAGTTTACCTGAAACTATGGATGCTATTGAGTTAGCTGCATTGATGCCTAAAACACCTGCGTCTCAAATTCTGTTTCATTTTTTGAGTTATGAAAAGAATCTGTCTGGATTGATTTCACACATGGCAGAGCATAAACAAGAGTTGTTGTTTTTTCATGGTGAAAGCATAGATCAAGCTATCAACAAAGCATATAAATGTGCCGCATGGCTGGCACTAGCAGACTTCATAAAGTCTTGTGGTGAAAAATTACCTTACGTGCTTGGGCTATGCCAAGACACAAGTGATGCTTTGATTGATTCAGAAGACTTGAAGTCTGAACTAGAAACTAATTTACGAACAGGTTTGAAAGAGGCTTTTTCTGATGCACCAGAAGGATCCTGGTTGTTTCTGGATGAAATTAGACATGTGGCCGCTGGAGAGGACATAAGTTTTACTTATGAGCAAGCAAAAAAAATTACTGAAGAAGTTTTTGCAAGATTCTTACAGGAAGAGGTTGAGCAAACAAATCGGTCAATATCACGTTCAATCGTGAACTCTAAAAAGACAGACTTCTCCAATGACTTAAACGAATCACTAACGAGTAGTTTGAGTGGGGCATTCAGCGACGCACCAAGACGCTCTAATGCCTTTTTGAGCGACATCGTTAATGTGACAGAAGGTAATTCTATGCTCGTCGGTGACAAAAAGATGCAAGAGATAATGGATAAGGTTTTTGAAAAATTTATAACAAAGGATGGTGAATAATGACTCTTGAGAAAATGAAAGAAGTAGTTATCAAGTTTATGTACGACATCGAAGGTGTGATGAACTGTATTGGTCCGTCTTGGGATGGAACACCTCCCATTGGACACACTAACATGTTACCTGACCAAGATGAGAATCGTGAACTCTACAGACTCATTGAACAGCAAGTCATGAGGTTTCTCATGGAGGAGCAACTCCCAACTCATGTCAAAAACAAGGTGAAGGACTTGTTGAATTGTGGGGTTTCTATCAAAGATGAAAGTAGAGCCACACCTCATAACTTCGAGGAAGAGCTTGGGAATAGGTATTTTTATCGAGACGAATGGTTTGATAAGAAACCGACCATGAAGTGGTCAGAGGCTTTGATTCACGCAGAAGAGAAAATTATTGGTAAATATAATAATCGTCCATATCGACCCGGTGGTAGTAAATGTCGAGGTTTTGACTTTGACTTTAGCGGTGAGCATATGGTGGTGGTAGAGAGGTAAATTATGAAGAGAAACAATTATCTTACTGGTTATGAAGTTCTTGCAATCATTGCACCAAAAACGGCTGAAGAGTCGTGGTGGCGTAATGATATTATGTATATGTTTTTTCCAGACTATGACACTGAGATTCAATACACGAGTGCTCTTGCTTTGATCGACTGGGATATGCTTTGGGATGCATGTCGCGACCAACGTGGTGTTTTCCCAAGCGACTCTGTGTTGAGCCATCGCCTTCCACCGTTTGAAGTGAACATTCGTATGAGTGAGGGTAATGACTCTAAGGTCAAAGAAGGTGATTTTCTGTACCAAAACCTTGATGATGCTATTTCTGAAAAGAATAAATTTATTGAAAAATATCAATCCGAAAGTGATGGCCAGAGGGTAATTTGGAAAATATACAAAGTTGACCTTTTTGAAGAACTTCCAGAGGATGGGTTTGGCTGGCCGACACAGTCTGAAGAAAGGGTTTTGGTTGAGCAATCAGACTTTATCGACTCTGTTGAGTACCATCAGCTTGTGCATAGTTTCAACGTCGATGTGAATCGTGGTAAACATCCTAAAATCAAAGAGTTTGTACGTAAACTTTGCACTCAGGTTTTTGAGGAGTCTTTCAAACCAGTCGTCGATGCTCATGTACGTCAGAGACTTTTAGCTAACGTCTTGTGTCGTACAGCTTTTGAACAAGCTGGAGTTTCTAAAGACAAGTTTCCTGAGTCAAAACAAAATGCTGGCATTAGTGGGTTTTTACCTAACTTGGACGATTGGCTTGATGCTTTGGAATGCGAGAAATGGACTCATGACTTGACCTATGCTTTTTTGAATAGCCCAAAGTATAGCAGTGCTCAGGCTTACGCTTTGGAAATTCTAGGTACGTGTCAAGAGAGTGACCGAGTCGAGTATGAGTTGAGTGAAGATGTATTTTCTCCAGACAAACTTGGTAGGATTGCTGCTCTGCATGCTCTAATTCTAAACAAAACTGTTGATGAAGACTACGTTTTGGACTTCATGAGGTCTTTAATTAGAACTGGACAAGCCAATGCACCTGTGTATCACCGATGGCTGGACTCAGATACGCTTTTCTTTAGTTTGTATAGTCCAATCAATAGCCAGGAATGCATTATAGAATGATATTTGACAGGTAGTACCAGTTTTATATAATATGGGTATACAAAACAAGTGAGGTATTTATGTACGGTTCAATGGAAGAATATATTGAGTTTTCTTTTACTCAAACAAGTGAGGGTGTTGGTATCGGCTATGACAGGTCAGGTCAAGCAATTCAACCGCCCGAAGGTCCAGAGTTTGAGTTGGATAGTATTGAATTCTTTGGTTTTGAGATTACTCGTAAGAATCTGAGCCAGCATCCTGTGTTTACAAAAATGTGGGATGCTGTTGAGGAATACATTTATGAAAACCAAGTAAAGTTAATAGAGGAAAACACTCCAGATCCAAGTGACTGGTAAACTTAAAGGATAAATTATGACAGACGAAAAATATAATGAGTTGGTAGCTATGGCAAAAGACATCGCAAACATTCTACGCGGTGTGCAGTGCAGGGACGAGATTACTAATGAGATTAGTGGTCATGCACATTTCCTTCCGTCAAGAGAGTATGACTTTGTTGAGCGTGAGGTTTTCAATAACTTATCTGTTCCTATGATGCACCCGGAAGAGTACGAAAATATGATGATGTATGGTTATGACTGATATTTGACAGAGAATACCAGTTTTATATAATATAGGTAAATAAACAAGGAGGAAGTGAGATGACACCTGAAGAGTTTGAGAACATTTGTTGTCCTGAGTGTTGTAACAAGGACGATATCTTTGTGAACTACGAACTTCCGTGTATGGAGAAGTTTTACTTCAGAGGAGAATATCATTGTGGAGCGTGTGGTCATGATTGGACCATGAAACTACACATTACTCTTGAGAGAGAGCCGCAACAACAAGGAGTAACTTATGACAGATAGTCTCCCTAAGTATTATGTGTATGACGGATTCGGACCTACCCTAGATTTTGCTGAGTCTCTCGGTTGGGTAGATAAGTTTTCTGATGGTTCAGATTCAGATTACTGTCCTGAGATGGCGGATGATATTGAGCAGTCTGCCTTGGACTTCATATCGGACCAAGGATACAGGATAGTTTAACTGATATTTGACAGAGAATACCAATGTTATATAATATAGGTAAATAAACAAGGAGTATAAATAATGCAAACGCCAAAGCACAAAGATTTTGAAGTAGAGGTGAAGGTAACTCGTACTTTCATCATGGTTGTAAATGCCCCTAACAAGCACACTGCTATGAGTGCTGTAGAGGACTTGTGTGAAGAGAGTTCTCGTCATGTGGATGATGAGATTGAGACTATCTTGCATGATGATGCAGGTGACTGGGTATCCAATGACAAGGGTGAGACTCAGCAAGTTACTTGTGAGGTTGAAGATTCTATTGAGTCTCTTTCAGTATCGAGTTGGGCCAGTGAATTGACTGGGGGTAAGCCTGTTGCTGCTTGGGAGAAGTAATGAAGTGGTCTGATAAAGATGGGAATGAGAAGCCATGGACGGAGTTGGATGAGTCTAAACGCCAGCTATCTTTAGTAAAAATAGCATGGAAAGAGCACAAACTGGAAAGTGACGGTTGCGAGGGTATCTGGTGGGACGGTCACTACGAGTGTGGTCTTAAAGAAGAGACTAAAAAGGCATGGTACGCGGAGAAGAAACGCCTTCTATCTGAGATAGAGAGGTTGGAACTTGAGGTCAGTAGACTAAAGGAGCAAGTGTGATATGAGTGATGCAAAGGAAACAGTAAGAAGTTTATCTCAGTTTGCTAATCGTATGTGTCTGGATGATGCTGCGTTTGCGAAAGAGGTATTGCGAGAACACAGAACCTTACAACAGAACATCTTCTCTTTGTTCTTGAAGACCATTGAGCAGTGGTCGCAACAGACTCATTTTGATGCTAGGAATGAGTTCACGGTGGAGAAGTCAAAGGAGATAATGAAACTTTTCCCTCACGGCACACAAACTCCTTTCATTTAGGAGTGTTGTTTTGTTATAAGGTTGAGGGATTGTGAGCCATGCTGGTTTCACTACCGGCTAGTCGGGGGTTACTACACCTGATGATTGAAGTGGGATAGTTACCCATAGGTTATTCGTACTTACATAAATCGGACCTGTACGAATAGCAATAAGTTCCTTACCCAGGTCGGGTCGGCGAGGATGGCGTCGTGAGTGAGAACGGGTGGAGACATTTGACTGAGCTACTTGGATCGTAAAGCCGAGTTATTTGTGCGGACGAAGTGAACGTAAGTACCACTGAAGTGTTTAGCATGATCGGGAGTCGGAGAAACTCAATCTCACACTATCCTCCAATTTATTTTTAGTATTCCCTTAATAATATTTGACGTGTTTACTCTTTAGGTATATAATGTACTCAAATGTCAGGAAAGGTATTCGCAACAAACTACTGGAAGTGCTCAGTAGTCTTGAATACTAAAATGACTTTTTGTTTATAGTTATCAGTATTTTATTATTAAATTTCAGAGAATATAAAGTTTACAGGAGTTTGTGGTCATGAGTGATATGTTTAGTGATGTAACAGTGAATATTTGTCCGGTTCTTTTGAGGGGTCAGCGAGACTTACTTGTGGACATGCAAGATGAGTACACGAACTGTGAGTTTGTAGGTAAGTATGGTGTAGCTTTACAGGGAGTCATTAACTGTCTGGATGCCATGCTTGATCAAGCGGATGGTTGGGACAATGAGAGAAAGCAATACAAGATGGTAGATGAAGAAGGAAACACTTACTAGAGGTAGAGACATGAAGTATACAAACACCGATATACATAAACTTGCTGGTGAGATCTCCCAAACTTGGACAGAAGAAGAATGTCGTAAGTTTGTAAAGGATAAACTGGTAAGCCTATATAGAAGTATAGATATCAACACCAAAACCAATAAGTTCAAAGAAGACTGGGAACTCACATTCGGAACACCCAAGAAGTACAAGGTTTATGTATCTTGGACAGTGTGTGCTGAAACAGTAGTAGAAGCCAAAGATGAAGTAGAAGCCATAGACCTAGCACATGGTATGGACTTGGATACATTCGATAACCAAGATTATGTACAAAACTCTTTCGAGGCAGACTACAACATGGTGGAGGAACACAATGAGGTATGAAGCAGAACACATGAAGACAGGAAAGAAAGTCCGAGTGTATTGGAATCTCCACAAGAAGTGTTTCTCTGTCATATCGCTAGAGAAAGAAAAGAAAGGTTTGGTTGTAGCTCATGTAAACCAACTGAACCTGGACTCTCCAGTGTTTAAGGTAAGTGAGAAAGGTAGACAAAGAGTGCTCAGAGAAAAGAAGAAGAACGTACATGCATATGTAGAGGGAACTATCACAAGCAGTACTTCTTCTATCGTAGAGCAGATCAAGTATAACCCTTATAAACTTCCCTTCTTTCATACGGAGGACGGAACAAAAGTAGAAACCAGAAACATAGCAATACTAGAAACAAGAGAAAACAAAACACCAAGTATACAAGGATGGTAAAACTATGAAGCCGACTATATTACAAGCAAACTACAATGTGTCTCTCCACTTCGACGTTGAAGAAGTAGAAAAGAAACTCAATATCAAATGGGAAGACGTAGAAGAATGGTTCGTAAAATACACAGGTCTGAAACTCAAGATGAAAAACGGAGATACGCTAGAGTTTGATGGAAACTTTGATATGAACCACTACACAGATTGGAAGTGGCCAGAAGAAGAATTAGAACTGGATGAGAAAGGTTATCCAATAGACTAGAGAGGTATATATGAACACCGATAGAGAATATAAATTCAAAAAAGCATTAGAGGAACTGGGAGAAGGAGGAAACAAGATCTACCAGAAAGAATATAACTCATGCATAAGAGATGGACTCACAGAAGAAAGTGCAATTAGGAATGCACAGAATGCTGTAGTCACAGAATGGTATTGGATTATGGCATAAGGGTAGAAGAATAGAGAAAACACCCTAAACACTCTAAACACCCTAAATCAGGTGTCTAGCCTTCGCCCCGTACTACTAAAAAAATATTTTCACAATTCTGAAAGACACAATTCAGATGTAGGTGATATGCGGCAATGAACAGGGTTAAATGAAACTTCTGCTAGAATTTTTAATAATTTGTTAAAATTAAAAAATCATTTATTATAGTTACGAGTGAATTCGTGTATTGCAATTTATGATTGACATAGTAGTACTGGCAGACTACTTTGTGTGTGTTAGAGGTCAATTCTGTTATAGGTTTTGACAATTTATCTTAAAGGAGTAAAGACAATGCGTTTACAAGGTCAAAAACAGGCTGGGGTTAAAATTGCAATTCAACCCTATCCTTATATCAAAGGGGAAAGTAAGGGGAAAAATAAATCTCTGGTAATTCTGGATGCCAGCACTGAGGACGTACATAAGTTCATAGTAAAGTGCTTTCAGGAACTGGAGGATGAGAACGAGTAGTTGCAATTTGTGTGGGGGTAGGTGGGTTTTAGACTGGACCCTGGCCCACCTACTCCTGTCACAATTCCAGAGAGGTTACTGTGAGTAAGTCTTTAGAAGATACGATAAGTCAAGAGTTACTGGATGAACTTCAGGACGTACAAGAGTCTAACCCTAGACTTGTGGAACTTATCATTACCATGATCTCCGCAATCGGGGAGACAGTACGACAGGTAGATAACCTGACAAAATTAACAGAACACCTAGAGGTGTCCAGACTAGACCATGAGTGGAAACTAAACACACTCAAGGATATAACGGTACGCAATATGCATGGGAGCGATTCAGCAGTACCGACTAAAGCTGAGAAAGAACCCACAATTCACTAGCAATTCAATTTACAATATTTGACTACCTGAAAGATATTGGTACAATTTACCTGTATCAACAAGGAGGCAATTATGAGTGTTACGCAATTCGGATGGGAACCGGGAAACGCGACCCACTATGACTTTATTGTATCTGAGATGGGACAGAAAGTAGTGTTTCTGTCTTGGATGCATCGGGGTGGTTCTGGCGGGTCTACTATTAAATTTCAGGTGGGAGAGTATGTAAGTGTAGATAGAGTTATGGAAAAGATGGACACCCGCGAGGGAGATGCGTATGCGATCCTGGGCTTTATGCAAAGAATAGGCGCGGAGATAGCTCCACACCTACAAGATAAGTACTCTCACGCAAGTCTACTTCAAAAATAAGGAGAGAATCATGACCTACAGGGAATTGTTAAGTAAGCTACACACGCTTACCAGAGACCAGTTAGAGATGGAAGCCACTGCATACCTAGAGTATGAGAGTGAACATATGCCTATACAGGGGATACGTGTACTGAATGATCGTGTGGTCGTATCATGTGAGGTATAGATATTTGACAGAGACTACCAGAAAGATATAATGTGAGTAACTTAAGCAAGTGAGGTTGTTATGAGTAAGCAAAGCGCAGTATTTTTTCGTGGCGATAACAGAGACGGGTTGCCTGTTGTGGGTACCATTACTTTAGGTGGTAACAATGGTACTGGCCCTTGTGTAGGTATGGCTGTCTTCGATGCTTTCATCTTCGATAAGATTAGAGAGACTTGTGATAGCACCAAACAGGCGCGTCACGTATACCTAGAGTACAATAAGACACCGGACGGCCTAAAAGCGGCTTGTGGTGGGTGTATCTTTGGTAAACCTGAGGTAGCCAAAAAGCATGGCCTTGGTGGGTGTTATGCACAGCTAAACTTCACCACGGTTATGGAAGCGGCGGGAATTATCATGAACGCAAAAGATAGCGTTTCTGGTTTCCGTTGTGATGGGTTGTCCGGCCTTCGTTTGGATGTCCTGGCTGATATGTTGGCGGGTGCTCGTGTCGTAGGTATGCGGGACTTTCGTTCTGCTATCGTAGGAGATATCGGGATTCTATCTAAGGAAGTTGGGACCGCTATCATGGATTTAGTCAAGTCTATGGGGTTCTCCATCTTGGGGTACACCCACCAATGGCATCGGTCTCCGTGGCTACAGGACACCCACCAAGCTTCTACGCAGTCTGTGAATGGTAACGCCTATGGTATGGCCCACAAAGCGCAGTCTCAAGGTTGGGGAGTGTTTCACGTAGCCTCTGTGGACGTAGACACTGTGGATCCTGGCCTAGATCTCTGTTTCAAGCAGGATATGAAGCAGAAAGGGTTCGACGCTAATTGCCAAGGGTGCCCGGAGAAATGCGACGGTTCTGGTTTCCAGAAAGTTGTATTTGACCATTCCAATGGTGCTAGACTCAAAAGGTCTAAAGCACTCCCTATGTACCAAGCGGCGTAGGTTAATCTGTAGCAGGGGGACAACGTTGTCCCCCTGTTTACCACAATTTTGAGAGGATTACAATGGACAAGCAAAGAATCGTTATTGAGATCGTTACTGACGCGGATCCGTCGCAGTTGCTAGATGCTGCTCTTGAGTTTGGCAAGGAGATTGCCGAGAAGCATGGTGGCAAGTTCGATGGTGACAATGGCGCTTGGGTGCAGGATGCTCCCGAATGAGTGTAGACAAGGAGGATTACAATGGACGTTACACAATTAAACTTACAGGAATTACATAGGGAATTGCGGGATATAGAAAGCAAGGTACCGATAGTAGAACACAAGAAAAGACAATCCTTATTGCATGAGATAGCACGACGGGAGTCTGATAGAGCACGTTTAGAGGTTAAACAATCCCTTGTGGATGCAGGGATTATAGAGGAATGCGACGATGAACTTATCTGATATTTGACGGGTAGTCCCGTTGGTATATAATAAGGACATATCAAACAAGTGAGGTAGATATGAAAGAGGTTAAACGGTTTCTTACAATTTTTGAGGCTATTGAGTTTTGCGATTCGCAGCCTGACGCTAATCTAGTAACGACTCTAGAGTTCGGATGGTTCATAGTTTGGGACGCGGAGGTAAACTAATGGAAAAAGAACTACTGGAGGCGCTTAAACACATCCTCCATACAATGGACTGGGATCCCAGTGCTTCTGATAGCGAAATCATGGAAGCGATAAACTGGGATTATGTACGACTCACCGTCGAGCAAGCTGAACAAGGAAGGTAGGTAAACTAATGACTGAGGCACAATTAGATAAGATAAAGGTACTCGCAGATAACGTAGGAAGTGAGCTACAATTCT